CCATCCATACGACGGTATCCACCAGATAGTTCAGGCTCATAGTTCTGAGCTAGAAGCGCGGCTCCGGGGCTTTTGGATAGCTCGGGTGATACCAGATCCAATCCACCGCCTAGAGGCCAGTTTTGTGTCTGTACCGTCACGCCAATGGACTCGCCTGAATCTGGATAGTAGCTATATCCTGCTGCATAAGATCAGCCATGTACGCATTGAACCGTGCGGTCGCATCCTGATAAATCTCAGCCGCATCCTCATGGGCCGCGTAGTAGATCAGCGCTTGATAAAGAATCATGTCGTGAAACTGGGCAGGAAGCGCCGGAACATCGTTGTTCGCCGCAAGCTCTACTGGAACTTGGTAATAATCAAAAGTGACGGTGTAGCTGACATCAGGGGTCGCATTAAACCGAATGGTGTTATTTGGCATGATAGTGAACTGCGTAGGTTTACCTGAGTTCACTGCTCCATGCCCCTGAACACCAACACTCCAATCAGCCCAAGAGACATACTCCAAAGTCCCCTGATCCGCGAAACCTAGTGAGGTGCCATGGATGCGGAACGAGTCCACAATATATACCGCTAGTACAGGATCAAGCTGGAGATTATCTACTGGATGGTAGTCTCTCTGGCCAAGAGTCGTATTGAACGACGTAGTGTTCCAGAGAAAACTCCAATTCTGTTGGATTTGAATATCCGTCCAAGCACGGGCAACCCAGTCGACGGCCTTCTTCTTCATCCCGGTCTGACTGACCACGGTAGAAGGGCCATCACCGACAATACCGGCTTCCTGAACCATCCGTTGACAGAGTTGCAAGTAATTCATGGTTTACACCTTGGAGTATGCGAACCGCTTGATCTCACGTTGAATCTCGTTACCGTCTTCACCGCGCTCGATCACTGTCATGACCGCGTTGTCGAGTGCATGAAGCACCTCAACAGGAAGCTCAACATCTTCCTCACGCTTAATCTGATAACCGCGTCCGTTCACACCAACAAAAACATCCGCAGTACCGCCGACAACGCCTTCTTGGTTATGGATACGCACCTTCACTCGTTTTGGCGCTGCTCCACGAACCTTCTTCTTTGGGGTCTCGGGGGTTGTAGTTGCTTCTTCAGCCATTTCTATTTACTCCAAACAATAAAAAACCCCCGCCTCCAACTAAGGAGAACGGGGGTTTGGTTAAGTGCCCTAGATCACTCTAGGGCGTGGTCAGCATTACGCTGAGAGATCGCTAACAGCAACCTCAAGGCGGTACATCCATGCGTCATTCAGAATTGTTGAAGTCTGCATCGTCTTCCAAGAGACGTGACCGCGCTGTGCCAGCGGATCAGAATCGGAAGGCTTAGGATTAACCACTGCTGGAGAGATGCTGTTCTCACCCTTCAGCGGAACCAGACCGTAGGCGTCACGCGCTACGATGATGATCGGATAGACATCCGCACTGGTTCCAGAAGTAGAGAGATGAGTACCCTTCGTGCCGCCTGCATCAGCCCATGGGGTGAAGACAGTAGAGGTCACGAAACGAACACTCTCGATCTTGCCAATCTCAGACTCGAATGGGGTCATGGTGCCGTAGTTCTCGGCAGACACGAAACCAGCCATGCCGCGCAGATCAGCTTCCAGATCAGGGTGACACATAGCGATGAACGAAGGTGCAATCGCCTGAGTACCATAGGACGCAGTTGAACGAACAACCTTGGTCAGTGGATTACCGTTCTGGTTCTTCAAGAAACGAGTCGCCAGACGGATGTCATTCAGGGATACAGCAGTGTTCACTGCATTACGAGCCAGACCGTTGGAATAACCAACATTGGTACCTGCCTTGATGACGTTGTAGCGCAGAGTCTCGACGGTATTAGCCGCCTGCTCACCCATGATCTCTACAGTCTCCTGCATGATTGGATCTTCGTGCGTATCCTGAATCACATCGGTGATAGTTACGAGGTCACCATACTGATCCACAGTCGCAGTTACATCGGCACTGGTGAGCTGCTTGGCTGTTGGGGTTACACCCTCAGTCAGTGCAGTAGTCGCATTAGCCAGTGAGCTGTAGCGACGGAACTTAATGGTCTTGGAAGACTTCTTAGGAAGTGGCTTCGACTGACCAAACTTCTCAATTACCAGATGCGGCGTAGCGCGATCCAGTAGCTCTTTTGCAGCGTATGCTGCGGTACGAGGTGAAATATCACCATAAGCGGTAGTAGGCATTTTTATGCTCCTATATCAGATTTACTTACATTTGCTGTTCATTGGCGAACATCTTGAAGGCAGCATCGAAGTCATCTGGAATCCCACCTGTGGCCCCTGCAGTTGGGCGGCTGGCTGGTCCTTGTGACTCTTTCAACTTCTTCTCACGTTGCGCCTTGATCTCATCCACTTTCGACTCTTGAGAGGGTGTCTCTGATTGAGTTACCGTCTCCGTCTCCTGTTTCTGAGGTTGGCTATGCTTGTAGGTATCCAATAGGTAGGAGGCTTCACTAGCGTCCTCTGATTCCATCAACTGTTGCACTGCCAAGGGCTGCCGTTGGAGCCAGTCATTGAACTCCTCAGACCTCACTACATTGACCCAACCAGGGTGAGCGGCTTCAAGAGCGGCCACCTGATTGGATTTGTATCTCTCCTGCTCAGCATTCTGTAGCGGTTGGACAGCTTGCCCAATCTGCCCAGCTACATCCCGTTGAAGCGCCCGCTCCATGCCGGTAATGCGAGTGTTAATCGCCATTGCGATCTCAGGGTATTCCTGTTCAAACTTCGACCACTCTTCCTGAGATACCTCAGTGTTCTGTGGTGGTGAAGTGCGTTGGACCGAAGCAGTCTTAACCTGCTGCTCCAGCTCCGTAATCTTTCTCTGCAATGCACTGACCCGACCTTCATTGCTGCGCTTGTACTGCATGAGGTTGTCACGCTCACTCTGCAAGGCACCTAGATCGACCGTTTCCTCAGCACCACTCGTTTCAGCGTCCGCTGCAGGGTCTGCATCGCTAGTATTCTCAGGCTCAGATCCTCCGGCTTCTGCGGTGGTCTCTGTCTCTTCCTTGGTCTCGGCTACCGTCTCTTCAACCACTTCCTCAGTAGTCTCGTCCTTACTCTCAGGGTTCTCGTCAGTTAGCTCCGCGAACGCTGCACCAAACTCATCTACCTTCTCTTCCGACATTTATCGTTCCTCGCAGGGCTTAGTAGTCAACCTGAGTGATCTCTGGGGCTGATACCGATAGATCCTTTAGACTTCTAAGCGCCGCTATCTTTCCCCTCAAATATTCAGTTTCAGACAAATCCCGTTGAGGGGTTTCCAGATCCGTCCGCGTTTTCTCAATCTCTTCATCCGCCCACTCCACAACTGCTTTCCAAGTGGTCGAATCAAATGCAATCTCCATCAGATCCCTTGCCCAGTCGCCAGCTTCAGCCGTGCCTCTTTGTCGAACAGCTCATGCTTGGTACCGGCGCGCATCTGCTCCAGTCCCAGCTTGGCCTGTAGTTCAGATACCTTCATGTCACGGTCCGCTGCCATTCCTGCCAGTGCGATCTCACGCTCCGACTGCAGCTTCATCATTTCGATCTGGTTCTTCTCCTGCTGCACCTGAGCCTTCAACTGCTCGATCTGTGCCTGCATCTGCAGCTTCTCTTGCTCTGGAGACATCTGAGGCTGCTGCATCTGCTCTTGCTGCTTCTGCTGCATCTCCTCAAGGGTGATCACCAACTCGTTGGCGTCGAGCTGCATACTCTGGACCGTCTTGCGGACCAGTGGGATGCGCTTCAATTCCGGGATGTTCCCTGATGCCTGTAGCAGTTGGATGAGGTTCTGTGCCTGAGTCTCCTTAGTCAGCAACGCAGAAGATCCACGCGCATCAACTTGGTAGTCGCCCTTGATCTCTTCCTTCTCACTGTTCTGCATATTCCAGTCATACAACCGGGTCAGGAAAGTCTTGGTGATCGCATCATCAAAGTTCTTCACCGAACGACGTGTCACCACGTTGGCGCTGTTCATCAACAGGCTCATGCCGGTGGCGGTGCGGGTGTAGGTGCCCTGCTCTCCCTGTGCAATCACAGGTAGACTGGTCTCCTCGTCCGCGATGCTCTTGGCGGTCTGCAGGATCGCCTGCAACTCACCCAAGTGGCTGTTGATCTCGTAGGTACCAAACGCCTCATGCACTGAGCGATTACGATCTGTGAGCTGCCACACCTTCTTAGGTGCCAGGTTCCAGTTACCGTCTGCCGGTTTGATGATGTGGCTGTTTACTACTGTCTGTGGACCAACACTCAGGCCAGCGTTATCCAACGCCATGCGCCATGCACCGTTGATCGCCTGCTGCGCGTTACGCATCAGGTACGGGATACCATGACCAAAGACAGATCCATCATCCTCTTCCCAGTTATAGACTGAGTAAGGGCGATCTTCCGTCTCCATTGGGTTGAGGGCCGCCTTGATCACATGGCCATCAAGTATCCAGACAACCGCCTCGATGTCCCCAAGACAGTCCTCACCTACCTCCATACCCATTGATTCAAGGTCTTCCTTCTCGACAGGGCCGTGGTACTCCCACACCTCGAACGGGTATACCTTCCGCGCACCCACGCCCGTGATCCCACGCAGGTCATCAACGAACGCCGCAGTCACTGCATAGGTCGGCTCACCTTTCTTGAGTACATCATTAATCACCTCGGAGAAGTAACCTGGCTCTTTGGCCAGCTTACGCAACCGCTTCTTGGTCATCGGATGGCGCTCGAACTCAAAACCAGCATCCTCCTGACAAGTGGCGTCCATATCAGGAAAGTAGTTCCAAGGATCAACCCGCTCTACTGAAGGGCGTAAATCTTCTTCGATGTGGAGCACCTGCACGGTGTTTCCCACACCATCTCCCATGGATCGCCAGGATCGTCTTGAACGTCCCACCACAACCGGCCCCTTCAGGACACCAGTACCCAGACGTACCGCATCACGGATTACCTCTCTGCACTTGATGTTGTACTTGGCCTCGTTGAGCTGGTCGTCCATCTCATCCTGCATGGCTCTGGCTGCTTCTTTCGCTGCCTCCATGACGCCCTGTGCCATGTCGCGCTTCTGTACTTGCGCACCTTCAGGTGTCATCACCGGACGACCATCAGGGGTTGTGGCTGGAGTCTCATCGGTCATTGCCTCAGCCATCTGTGGGATGGGCGTGGGCATGATCTCCCAATTTCGATCATCGGTCGGGAAGAGCATATCGGCCAGCCTAGCCTCGGCACTGTTGCACTTCGCCCGTGTGATATTGACGAACGCCTCTGAGCCTTTGGTCGCCTTGATCCGCGCCAGGGTCTTTTCGTCGTACTTACCAGCGATCTGGCGGCTGTCTTCCAACCACCGCTCTTCAATCTCACGCTTACGGCGTACCTGATCTTCGGCAAGCTCCTGTAGACGGCTACCAAACGCCTGTAGACGTCGAGCCATCTCGCGCTGCAGCTCTTCTTGAGCACGTTGCAACTCGGCTTCGTGCTCAATCACCTCCAGCTCTGTCATCTCTTCCAGTTGCTCGTCCATATAACTCACGCATAAAAAACCCAGCCGAAGCTGGGTCTGTTCAAAGTTGTGTTCTTGTTAGTAACCAACCACAGAGTCGGCCACCGTATGAATGTGTATCTCCTCAACCGGCGCTGCTCTCGCCTCACTGTTCAACCCCTGCAGCGCATACTGCAGTGAGTCGTGAATGTGGCTGTACTCGTTCTTATCCGCCTTGTCAGCGTAACGCTCCCCACTCACCTTCAACCGCTTGAAGCGGTATCCACCAAGGAACCCCTTACGCAACATCTTGCAGCTTGGATCAAGCTGAAACGCAGGTCTGCCATCAGTCATGCGGTTGAGCCAGTAGCGAACCGCCTCCCATCGTGCCTGTGGCGCGTTCGACTCTGTGGGTGATGCGTAGAGTCCGAGTAGCTTCAGCTCATCGAACACCGTCTTCTCGTCTGTAGGGCTTCGCGCTACTCCGGCTGGATCGCCGTATATCTCCCAACCACAATCCCTATACTTGGTCTTGAGCAGCGGCAGCATTAATCCCTCTGCAAACTGCTTAATGCCCATCCCATCAACCGTGATCTCATCCAACACCATCAAGGTGCCTCTCGGTGAGAGCTGTACGAACGTCGCTGATGGGTTCAGACCAAAGTCCAGTCCGATATAGACCGGCAATCCATTAACAGGCTTGCACTCATTAACGTGAAGATCGTCGTTGAATTGCGGGTAGATCGCTTTACCATCGAGCACGTCGCTGTACTCACCGAGCACATAGCTCTTGATCCAGTTGGTCTGCTTACCCGGTATCTGTCGCTGGTAATACTCGAATCCTCCGGGCAGGTTATCGATGTTCTCAGCCAGTGGGTTCGGTGCGTAGGTGCCATCCTCTTTGTGTATCAGTCCGCCAGGCTGTTTGAACAGCTCATAGCCTTCAACCTTCTCTTCCTCAAACAGCCGGTAGATCCAACTGTCCGTGGATGGTGGATTGCTGTCGAGGATGATTCCTGACCATGTGCATCCACCCTCTCGCTTTGAGGGGTAACGGCCTACACGACCAGTCAGCACCTCCAACACCTCCAGAGCAATCTCTCTGGACTCGTTGAGGAATGCCCCTGTCAGCTCTAGGGAGAGCAGCTTCTTACTGTCCTCTGGCCGATCTAAGGCTAGGAACAGGAACTCAGCCTCTAACGCAGTTCCATCTCCCACATTGGGCAGTGACAGCTTGGCACTGATGGGCGGTTGCATATTGATCTTGGCCATAGGCAACCAGTCTGTAAACGTGGCCAGCGTTGTTGTTCTCAGTTCGGGATAGCTGTTTCTGATCAAAGCGAAGCGCGACTTCCGCACACCGTTGTACGGCTGTTGCTGCATCGCTTTTGCCAACATATCCATGATGCAGGCGACCGATTTACCAGATCCTACTGGGCCGAGGATTCCTCGGACAAAAGCATCAGACGCATGGAATCGAGCCGGAGTGGCCTCCGCCTGATAAGATATATTCATTACTAGGTTCCTACGAGGAGGAGATGATGGACAAACGACTTATGCCAATACTTGCTGTTGCAGTGGGAACTGCTGCACTTCTGGCCGTTATACCTGTAACCACTAAAGCAAAGTCAGATTGGCCGATCTTCGACACTGACCCTGATCAATTCTGTCGTATTAACCAACCCGGTCTGCTAGAGAAATGGTGCCCAACAATTAAGAAAGGTGATCTTGTGGTAACTGATTCGCCGCATTTTTATTGTGATCTTTCTAAGCCAATCCATGAGCAGATTGAATATAGAAAATCCAAAATTAGTCATCTTGTGCACTACTGTATTTACAGAGGCAAGCCTCGCAGAAATGCCAAATAACGCTTCTCCTCTAATCAAGGGCTACTCCGACCATGAACAAAATTCTTACAACCACTGCTCTCCTAGTATCTAGCTTCTCTGCGAATGCTTACTGGCCGGGTATCGATAATGACCCTAGCCAATACTGTGAGACTGGAGAAAGTGACCCAGAAAAATCATGTCCCGGTATCAAGAAAGGCGCTTTTCTCAGAGTCTTTCACGGGAATATCGGGGAATACTGCGACTTGTCTCAACCAATATTCACTAGATCAACAGGTATGTCAGTTGGGTGCATCTATCGAGGTGATAGAAGAGTTCCATTAGATGAAACTAAACCCAGCAACAGTGGCGGCTTTTCTTGGTAAAAAATTTTCGCAGCAGTTTTCCGTGCTTAGATATATATCTATAACACGCACCCCCCCACCTGCCCGCCGTACGCCTCATACCCCCATCCGCTTTTGTTCAACGCGCTGTGCAGATAGGGTACCTTTTTGCTGGGGCTGCTCTGGCGGCTCATCAGAAAGAGTAAGTTAGATCAACGCATCGGGTAAGGAATCCGGTGCTCTTGCCTAATCTATCAGCCACTTAGAAAGTCGCGGTGCCCAATCGGTGCCTATTCGTCACCCTGGACCGTTTCACCATCAACGGTAACACCTTGATTCAATAGTAGTTTGGGCTCTCCAGCCTCCAAGCTGAGGTTGATGGTCACTCCACTGTTTGCACTACCTATATCTCTTGAGAATGCAGAGACATCGACGTGCTTACCGATCATCTCCAGCCCCTTAAACGCCAGGGCAAAGTCTTCTCTGTCCTTCAGCTTGTCATAGAGAAACTGCGCCTCCTTCAGCACCCAGGCCGCATCCACCTTCGCCATCTCAGTGCGCTCGGCGTTGTGCTCCATGATGGCACGCTTGATGTCAGCCTTTGTAAGCAGTTTCGCTGCCGTCTGTCTCGAACCGTTTGGGCTGTATCCAGCACGGATTGCAGCCCTGGATGCGTTCTGGTCGATGAGGAATTCTTCAACGAATCGCTGTTGCTTGGGGGTTAGTTTACCGCCAGACATTGCAGCACCTCGTAAATGTAGGGTGGCCGCTCGCTTCTCACTGCATTAAGCCAAGGAGAACTAGAAAGGATCAGCGGAGGAGCGGCCAGAAACGAAAAAACCGCCTGTTGGGGCGGTCTGTTTAGTGGCTAGTGATGCCAATTTACGAAAACACTACCAGAAATGACGCCCAAAATCAAGTGCCTATTCAAATCGACTGTCGGGCTGCTCTACCGAAACGTATCCAATAAAACAGATGATTGCGACAATTGCTGAGAGCCCCCCAACGATAATTGCTAACGAAACATCAAATAAAAACCAATTAGCGACCTTGTTGAACCCGATAAAACTGGTGTTTATCGTAGGAAGGGCCTCACCGATGAAAGCGTTATAAGCTCCGCCAACTCCCCATCCAGGCCAAACCCCCTCTTTAAGCCAAACAATTCCTTGGATAATCCAGATCATAGTTGGTAGAACCAGAATCCCTGCGCCTGCAACGTCAGCAGTTTCAGAACAGAGTTTTTCTATCAGCCTAGACTCGGTTACACGAACTTTGTCATTAGAGCCTTCATCGGAGTTGTAAGGGTCAGTCATAGTTATTGTTACTCACTGTTACAGTTAACCTGTTCAACAGAACACAAATTTGATCTATGATCAGTCTATGCGCTTATTACTTACTATAACCACCCTACTACTCAGTACAACCGCTTTTGCTGAGGTTTGGTTCTGTCAGACAGAGAAAGAAGCAGGTATCCAAAAAGACTTTCACGGGAAGATTAACAACCCCGACCCAAACTTCATGTTTAAGTTCCAACGAGCCATTCTCCAGAACAAGGATGGAGAGCTCATCAGCGGAACACCGCCAGTGATCCTCATCAACAAGGGGCGGTACATAAAAAACCTAGTTTTTACTGGGTGGGAAGATATGTCTAGCAGCAAGACTCCATACACCTTGCAATTACACGAAAAACTAAAATCCGGTTCAGGCTTTGGTATACGGGGGACTTATGTGCTCAATATCCTTAGCACTGAAACATTTCGACTTTATGGTGCCTCAGATGCAGGTCCTCTGCGTTTTGTAAAACTTGAAGCTCACCCTAAGCTCTCCGAGGATAGCGAGCCCCTTCAGTATGTAAGTGTAGGTGAGTGCATCAAAGGCGGCTAACCCCTAAGCAGCCTCCTTCCCGCTGCCCATCAACACGCCACTCCAGAAGATCGCAATCATCCGCATAGCCTCTCTATGCTGCCTCCCCTGCTCATGGGGTATCACTCCGAGGTAGTCCAGCCGTAATGCTTCCTGCCACTCTTCTGGCATCACACGCATTACCCGGCAGGTCTGCTCCATGTTGTCCTCGAACTCCTTGATCGTATCGAGTGCCTTGATCGGGACCTTCGAACCTTTGGGACGATCCTCTCCACCTTCACCAGCAGTGGCCTCCATGGTGGCAGACGGATAACCGATGCAGCTCCTCAAGCTCATCTCATCCAACAGCTCCTCACGTTGCACCCAAAGGCGGTACAG